CCCAATAATGATGCACTGTATTTACCCAGAGCATTTTCCCACCTCATTGGGTTGCTTACCGATGCTTCTACCGCTTTTTTATTTACAATACCAAATTCCGCAAGCGCTTTATTTGTACCATTAAAGTTTATTTTATAGATATTTGTAGTGCCACTCCTGATGGTATTTACAGCATCGGCATTTAAATCTATAATCAATCCTGCAATATTTTTTTCTAAGTTAGCCAATTTATTAGCGGCAATGGCAAACTCTTTTGACTTACCAAGTTTTAAATATAGTTGTAATATTTCATCCCTAACTTGCGCCAGCGCTGTCTTATAAGATTTTAATAAAGTTTTATTATACTTTGTGGTAGCACCGCTTGATAATTTTACCAATTCACGCATTAATTTTTTAGTATTGGTTGGCATTAAATTACTACCTCTTCATTTGTTGGTAGTGCCAAGTCATCAAGGTTGATGGTTTCTCCATTATCTAATCTTTGCTGTTTAATCCTTTCAAGTTCAACCTTTACATTAGGTACAACATCCGAAGGTAGTTTGCTCAAAATTGCTTCATCACTTAAAGTACCTTTTAGCATTACCAATTCCTGTATAGATACATCGGATGGTATATATCTGCTAAAAATATATTTAATATCTTCATAATTAATATCCACGTTTTTAACATTTTTCCAAAATGTAGTAATAACTTTAAACATATCCCGTAACCCCTTTGAATAAAGGCGTTCCTTTTCTCTTGCTTTAATTTCTAAACCAAACAATTTATACCTTCTTGCTACCCCGGTTTGTGCTGCCCCTGAAAAACTTTCATCCGACATGTCTACCCCTGCACTGAATTTCCAAATCCTGTCATTCAATATATTAATTACCTCGCTTGAAAACTGTGGGTTAACATTTTTTGTAATAAATCTGACATCATTACCAGCATCTTCTGAACCATTTCGAGGTATATAAAATGCGCCACTTGACTTGGCAGCTTTAAGCATGTCAACATCTGGCTCCACCCCAAAGAAACCAAGGTAACTATTGGCAAAAAGTTCCAGTTCATTTACAGAATCCGAAACACTAATGTCCATGGCGTCGATTATCGATTCAATTTTTTCCCAATCTCCCTTCACCAAATTATTATTAATAAATTCAATTACTGGCACGTGTTTAAATTGATGCTTCTGTACTTTTTCATCAACCAAATAATCAACCTCAAAATTTCCTTTTTCATCGGAAATAAAATAATAAACATTTTCACGGTCGTACCATTCAGCCCTTTTTACTGCTACCGTTTTACCATTGTCATCGGTAAGGTAAAAATCATAATACACTAAACCAAATTCGGTTTCATCAGTAACAGGATTTTTTATAGTGGTTGCTTCCCATGGTTTTAAATTTTTCATTATCAATTCAATTTTATCATCCGCCCGAGCGCTGGCATCCCATATATCAGCATAATATACAAGCCGGTACGCTTTACCAACCACGCTCAAAATATTTTCTAATGTATAATCAAGCTCCTCATAGGAATTTCTTTTCAAAAATGTTTGTATGGCATCATTTAATAGAGTAGATTTTTCTCCATAAATAGTTTCATCAATTTGGTATTTTATTGCATACCCAAGGAGATACCCGCATATTTGTTGGGTAAGTACACCTCTGTAATCATTTTGAATTTTATTATTTGGTTTTGTTGGGTCTGTAAATGTTCTGACTTTTATTGGCACGTTACCATTGTATCTATCCCACAACCCTATCATTTCAAGGTCTCTTGTTTTGTTCGCCGTAATAACATCTTTAATAATTAAAGCCAACCCTTGTGAATTGTTCACGCTCTCAATTATCTTTTGAAAAAACTGGTTCTCATAAATCATTTTTTTTCTCCTTATTAGTATAAACTTGGTACAGCTTTAATTTTATTTGGTAGTCTCCACATCCTATCTACACAGTACCTAAGACTTGCAATCGTATCATCCGGTTGATGCGGGTCTGGGTCTTTAAAAATTGTATCTGTTTTTTCATCATATAAATATTGGTATGATGTGATTTCTTTTATTAAGTTTTCACAGCGTGGGTGTATTATAATATGATACCTCTTCAAAAAATCAAGCGCATGCTTTACAGAATCCTTACCTTTTTTTACTGCCAAAACTGTTAACCCTAACCTTCGCATTTCATTTATACTTCTGGGTTCTGCACTGTCGGCATAATAAATAACATTTTTAGGATAATTTCTGTCAATTACTTTTCTGAAAAAATCAATATTGGTTGATGCTGAACCCTTAATATAAACCTCATCTAAAACCAGTATATTGTTTCCAGCCAGTGCTATCAATAGGCAAACGCTTGCATGGGTTGAGCCAAAATCTACCCCTGCAAATAATTTTTCATATTTTTTTATAGTCATATTAATATCTGGGTAGCGGTCTTCACTATATACGTCCCAATTTCTGAAAACTTGGTTTTGGGTTATTGCACCCCACTCCGACAACCCATAAACTTTCCAGTCCATATCACTTGCATTTTTTAAATCCTCAAGAGTTTTAATATAATCAGCATCAAGGAAAGTATTATCAAGGTAAGTAGTTTTATAAATCGAAGCCTCGTAAACCTTTTCACTGCTAAAAAACTTTTTAAATAACCACCCGTTAATATCAACTGGGTTGAAGGTCATTGTAAAAGTTTTTGGGTATGCTGATATACCTCTCATCCTTAAATTTAATTGTCTGAAATCCTTTTCATTTATTTCAGTTGCCTCCTCGACCCATATATGCTGAATATTTTGAAATGATTTTAATTTTTCAACATCATCCAAACCTAAAAAAACTATTTTGTTACCATTAAAGTTATAAGTAATTTCCATAGGTGATGTAAAGCATGTAAATTCCGATTTTAAATTTTCGGTTTCTATAAGGTGAATAAATAAATCGTAAACTGAATTTTTTAGGGTTCGCTGTATTTTACGAACCACTAAAATTTTATTACCAGCACCTTCATTAATTATCTTTAATAGTAACCGTTGAGCGCTTGTCCAAGACTTACCCGAACCTGCACCACCCATCAATAAAATTAATCTATTATTATCCTTCATGAAATCCCGATATGCTTTTAAAATTTCCATACTTAGTCGGTAAATTTAACATCCAAAGTTTTATTTTTTACCTCAAGAGTTTGGTTTTTCTTTTCAATCCAACCAGTTAGTTTGGCAAGCAATTGAATGGCGTAAACATCACCATCCTCCGCTTTTTTACTTAGTGCACCCATAGCACGGTCGAGGTGTACCTTATATTTTTCAGTGATTTCCTCGGTGCTCATTTCTTGGTAATGCTCGTAAATAGTTTTGGGACTTATACCTGTTGCCGTAACCAGGTCTTTAATCTTTGGTATGTTTTCGGTATCAGCATATAATCTCCAAAAAGCCTCTTCAATTTTAGCATGATTATCATTCCAGGTTTTATTTCTGTTTTCATTGTACATAATTTGCTCTCCAAATATTTAAATTAATGTAATTATAAATATCCAATTAATACTTTATTGACTAAATAAAACAATATTCGGTCTTTTTTCGATTAGTTCAAAGGGAATTGCTAAAAAATTTGAGCGGTTTGGTAATTTGTTCGGTCTTATATACTGGGAAACATCTAAGGTCTGTAAATATAACCTTAATTTTATCACATCTAATACCCAATATTTATATAAATCAATTTCATTTGGTAGTGCATAGGCAAACATGTATAGCTGTGATGCCAAGTGGAACCAGTCTCCATACACTGAACCAATACGATTGTTTTTGTATTCAATGGTTAATTCCTTGTAATCTTTTTTACTATACCTCAATATTTTTTCCTGTGCTGTGATAAAACCACCATCTGATAAATGTATTATTGAATCGATACCGAGATTTTCATCTAAAATTTTTGATTTTAAATCGGTAACATAATTTTTTCGGTCGCTTCTTATTACTTCATCAACCTTAAAGTATTTTTTATAAATTTTATCTATTGCTGGACTCAATTTCTCTTCAAAATTTTTGTCCCTCCACTGCGGTTGTGCATTTGATGCCACTAAATTGTTTGCCATATCTGTCTCCTTTGTTATTATTTAAACACATGACGTGGGTTTATCAGTGTTTCATCGGTTTGCATAATCTTACCAACTATTTTATCAAGTGGTACATTATGTTTTTTCAGTTTCTTTTTAACTATATAGTCCTTAAGCAAACTATTAATTAAAGCCGACATGCTCAAACCGTGCTTATTTTTCAGCTCCCTAAGCCCTTTCATCACTTCAACCTCAATGGTAAAAGTATAGTTTTGTTTTAAAGTTTTCTTGCTAATCATGATGACCTCCGTTTTTGTTATTCAATTATAAGTATAAGAAACAATTTAAAAAGGTCGATTTAAAATAAAAATGGGCGGTATTACCGCCCACAAACAATAATTCAGGAGACGCACCAAATGGCTAAATAGAGTGCATCATTAATAAATATAGAAATTAATTAATTTCCTTCATCTTTTC